AACTTAGCTCTATTTTCTGGCTGGTTGATATGCCAGCTTCGTACAACAGGATCTTCACAACCAAAGAAACATCTGACTGTACTCATGGATAGTCTCTCCTACCGTGTGTTACGATATGTAATATACTTCCGACCATGAATCATAACCGCAGTGTCCAACGGGTTAGGATAGTCTATCTTCCTCGCCCTCCTTATTCTGGTACGTGCTGCCTTCTGTCCGGCCAGCTTACGTATTAGTGAACGATGTACTTCCCACTCCAACTCGCTTGGCATTTCCTCTCCTTGCACTACCGAAGCACGTTCAATCGAACCGACGCCATTGTCTCACACATCGGGCACCGTGTCAACCCCAGTCTGTCATTACATACAGGATACTACCGCCTGCCTTATTCAATAACCACTGTCACACCACAATCTCACCCTTATCCTTACGCTTGTGTCTACATGAGAATTACCTAGGTTTGATTAGGTTCAGGCTGTTCACCCAAATAATATGTAAGGCTAGGCAAAGCTACCCTTAGCCTTACACTCTGCCTAGATTTGAGCGGTTCCGCTGTCAGATGAGCGCCAGCGTGCTAGCGTGCGGTCTCTAGATATGGGGCCGCTGCTATGGTACTGGGCAACAAAAAATGGCCCGCTTAGGGGCCATACAATCGCGCTGGCGTCATGCTGATATGCTGGCGTTGGGCATTAGTGCTGGCATGGGTATCTGAGGTAACAAAAAACCGCCGTCATTAGCGGTTCAGGATGCTATCTACGCGCTATCTACTCATTATGCGTTTGTTACTTCGCCTGAAGTAGTTTTGTTGCCGTGGTCAAAGCGTCGGCGCTCACCACTGATGGGGCCGACGTTGGCATCTTGTCGGGCAGGTAGAACCGAACGCCACCCTTTGCAGGCAGTCGGGCAATCTCGCCCGCATCTACCATCGCATCAGTGACGGCTCTGACTGCCTGGCTGTCGATGCCATACTCGGCGGCGACTAGCTTGTTGAATGACAGGCCGTTAGCCCACGTCAACGGAAAATTGCAGTGAACGCCGTTGAATCCTGTCTCTTTTGCGTTGACCGCAATTAGCTTAAGGATGAACGGGCGAATCGCCAGCCCCGTTGTCTTACCTTTGCTTCGCGTTGCCATTGGGATTAACTTCCCTTCTCGTCGCCGTAACATGGGCGACATACAAACTGACTATCATCTGTGAGAACGACGTCGCGAACCGACTGATTACAGACGGCGCAATAGATGTCATTCCCATGCCGCAACCAATCGCTCAGATAGGCGACTAGATAGTCGCGCTCGTCTGGTGATAGCTGAGGTTCTGCTGTTCCAACGCAATACGCTGGAATCATTCGGGAGTATCCTTCCCGACAACGCGCAGAAGCATCCTAAACCGCTAGTGAAAGCGGTTCAGGTTGTGATTTGTATTCATTCGGCATCCGTTCACCCTCTGCAGATGGGACGCCGTGTTAAGGTACTGCAGATACCATACGCCCGCTGTTCGCCGTCTGTCAACCCCCCACTCCTATCTAGCTTATCACAAGTAAGTCACTAATAGTATGTAATAGATAGCCTAGTCCTAGCATCGCTCCCCCCTAGGTAGGCTAGGTGCACTTTGCACTTAGTTGGCCGAAACCAGAAGCAGACCCTATCGAAAGTAGAATCAGATATATGAAATAGGGGGTACTGAGTTAAATCGAGAGCGGGATATTTTTCAATAGTCCGGTACTTAGAATTATAGAGGGATTTTTTATAAAGGGTGGTCATTATATATAATAATAGTGGGGGGCTTGACAAAGGTGCGCGGACGTGTTATAATATAGGCAATGATGAGTAATACTAACGACAAGGAATTGATAACTTTCCCTCACATCTTGACAAACTCTTCCAAACGTGTTATAATAGTATCGAAGATGCGCGGAGGTCTTTATATAACACCTCCGAGACAGGACAAGTAATGGCTAAGCTATATGGCAGTATGCCGAAGACGAAGAAGAGAAAGACCGCGATTGGAACCGCGTGGTCTAGAAAGCCTGCTATGCCACGGGCTAGTTCCAGAGTACGCGGGCCGATAAAGCGGCGGGGGAATAAACCAGGTCTACAGTAGTGGCTATCACTAGGTTAGACCCACGTAAAGAGAAAGCAGCCCTCCTCATCGCCGAGGGGTGGAAGCAGGTGGACGTAGCCCGCGAAATGGAAGTCTACCCGCAGACCATGAGTCGGTGGATGAAGGATGAGGACTTTAAAGCAAGGATTGACGAACTTAGAGTAGACCTGACGAGTCAGGCCGTCACCTTGCTACGCGAAAGCGTAGTTGAGAATACCGAGATAGTCTTGAAGATTGCGAAACAAGGCGGCGAACCAGGAGTGGTTAGCTCACAATTGAAGGCCGCACTATGGGCAATCGACAAGGTACTTGGTAAATCGGCAGAGGAAACCGCCACGCGTTCAACTAGGGCGGTTAAATCTGTTGAGGCAGCCCTTCTAAAGCAGCCAGAGGAGGAACTTCAAGAGTTGTTGGATAGGGGGAAATAATGTGGGATAGTCATCCTCGTCAATATTGGGGCAATGTTAAACCTAGAACGACTAGATTTATGACATCTACTGAGAGAGCCTACGTAGGTGCGTGCTTAGACACTGATGGTTGGGCCAGTATTCATCCTTACGTTAGTAAAACAGGTAAAACTTACCCACACCCAGTATTAGGTTTAGGAAACGATAACTTAGAAATAATTTCTGCTCTGCTTCGTGCAACGGGCACTGGAAAAGTATACTATATGGTTAGTAAAACGGGGAAAGACTTCTGGCATTACGTTGTCAATGCACGTAGAGATGTAGAAGATATTCTAAAACAAATTGAGGCTTATTCCACTAAAGCACAAAGAGTCCTTGCCGCATGGCCTCTGTAACTAACTTAAGTAAAACAGAGGCTCTACTACAAAGAGGACAGAGAGCAAGAAAAAATTTCGCTACTTTTTGCAAGTTTGTGCTTGGCTTTAGCCCCGCACCACACCAAAAGGAATGGATTACCGAACTTCAAAGGATTGGAGATGACCCCAGTGGACGTAAGCTTATCATCATCGCTCCTCCAGGTAGTGGAAAAACGCAGCTTGTCGGAGTCGGGTTCACAGCGTGGATGCTGGGAAGAAGCCCTGACCGACATCTTGGACTCCTGTCTTACGCAGACTCCGTTGGCTGGAGTCGGAGTTACGCCATTCGGAATCTTATCGAGGCCAGCCTCCCTTATCGAATCACCTTCCCTGAAGTCAAGCCAGATAAGCGGAAATGGGGAACTAGCGAATTTCAAGTTGCTAGAGCAGACTTGGCAGACCCCCACCCGACCCTCCGCGCTGGGGGAACTACTTCGGCTGTGGTTGCGTATCGTCTCAACGGACTCGTCATCGACGACCCACACGACCAAAAGAACTCTGGCACCAAGTCAAACTTGGACAAAGTGTGGCGAAATTACGACGACGCAATCTCCACACGACTCACAAGTGATGCTTGGGAAGTCGTTATTGGAACTCGGTGGAGTGACGCTGACTTCATAGGGCACAAACTAACTGAAAAGGGAGTCAAGGTCTTGCACACTGCTGCACTATTGCGCGGTGACAAGTCCTACTGGGAGGAAGCATACCCCGCCGAGTTCCTCGTAAACAAGCGTTATCAGTCCCCAGCCATGTTTGCCATGCAATACATGGGTGATACCAAGGGTGGAGAGTCCCAAATCATCCGAAAACTGCATACTTGGGACAGTTACAGCCGCCCTCCGATGTATTTGAAGGACGAACTTGACCTACTTGTGGCCTCTTCGTGGGACACGGCCTTCAAAGAGAAGGAGCAAAACGACTTCACAGTCGGATATATTGGCGGAATGGACAAGCACGGGCGTATTTATGTCCTCGACCGCATTAAAGGCCGGGGGGGATTGCCTGGATTGCTCGAACAAATCAGTGAATCTTCCATAAAGTGGAACGAATTCGCCATTTGGGTCGAAGATGCGGCCTCTGGAACCCCTGCGGTGCAGACTTTGATGGCCCATTCGATGCTTCCGGTGCAGGCAATGCCTTATAAGGGTGGAAAAATGACTCGCGCCCATGCTATAGCCCCATTTTTACATGGAGGACACGTACTTTTCCCCGAAGGAGCCGATTGGTACGCCGATGCGGAGTATCAATTGACACATTACCCAAATACAGGGCATGATGACGACTTGGACGCACTTTTTTTACTCATTGACAACCTCACTAAAATGAGGCATCCTTCAACAATCCTAAATCGTCCACGTGTGGTGATGGAGATGAGGTAAAAGGGGAAATAATGGCATTCTACACATATACTTGTGACCGTGACGGAACAGAGTGGGACGAGATTCGTAAGATGGAGCACCGAGACATTCCTGTAGGATGTCCGACGTGTGGCCGAGAGGACAAAGTACATAGAATCCTCACAACTCCGGCACTTATAAGGATTAACTGATGGCAATGAAGCTGCCCAAGCCGACAGCCGAGACAGTTCAAGAACTTCACGCTAAACTAATCTATGACTGGTCTCCCTCCATCGCCGAAAACGAAGTCATCCGCGACCTAGTTCACCGCCGCAACAAGATTGAAATACTAGAAGACGACCCTGACCGCAATATCCAGACTATAGAAATCCACTCTGGTCGTGCAGGGGGAATCATCGAGCATGCTGCTGGCTTGGTCATGGCTATGCCCTCATGGTCTATGGAACCAATCTCTCCAAAGAGCGTCGACAAGGAAT